TAAAGTTCGTGGGATCGTTCGCATCCGACCACTTCACGAAACCGTTCTGGGAAAACATAAACAGGTACGGGTGCAGCACTACAACGCCGCCGCTCACACCAGCCGTTGGGATTTGCGTTAGGGGCGTCGTACCGTAGATGTCGCCAATATAGGCAGGATAGTCCGTGCCAGTTGAAATATCGAGCGCCGCATCTGTAGCGTGCGCGATCAGCACAGTCGAACTACCAGCCCCGTCATAGAGCGCGTCAAACTGCCACATGAATCCCGGGCCGCCAGTGTACGTCGTAGGGGCGCGTGAAACCAAAGAGCTTGTGCTGCCCGCGACATCAATCGTCATGCGCTGTAGGCCCTCACCATAGCCCATATGGGTATAAGTGAAGTTGTTCAGCGATTGCAGGTGGAACTGATTGACAGTGCCTTCGACGAAGTTCGTGATCTGCCGATACCCGCCGATCTTACGCGGCAGCCCGCGCTGAAACCGAACCCACTGTCCGTCAACGTAGAAGTTCCCTTCGAACTTAGTTCCATCACGCTTGATGCCGGGATCTGATTTGACGTTGACGGGTACGAGCATTAGATGACCGCTTCAAGCCATACGATGCTGAACGGATTATCCTGCGTTGTTATGTCGCGTAAGGCTTGACGGTATACAGCCCATGCAGCGGCGTCTGCCGAAGCATCAGGTAACTGCGTCCAGTCTGAAGCAGCCAGCAGCTTGTTACGTTCAGCGCGGATTACGATCCATTGCGCGCCAACCTTTGCGGCTGATTCGTCTGCGCTAAGGTCCGACACGATGTAGTTTTGTGTCCAAACGCCGTCAATCAGTAGGGCTGGGCCTTCTTCAAGAAGCTGCGTGGCTGGATCGTGATATGGTGGCGTGACGATCTGCTTCTTGTGGACGCCAAAATGCGCGACCTGTTCTTCAGTCAGACGGCGAGCATAGCAATAGTTGTCCGCGTCCCACTGCGTCGGCTCGACATCAAATATGTGCCGTATGAAAGTGTCGCCTTGGGCTTGGACATACCACATTATTCTGCTTCCTTTGCTTCCCGCTTGGCGGTTACACGTACAACAGCCGCATCATAGGCTGCTTGATCTTCGATTTGTGAGCGCAACGCCGCCATGATTGCTTCCACGTTACCCATCTGCTTGCGGGTGTCGTTAAGACGCTCTGCTACATTGGCCGCAAACTCATTATCTGTGGCGCTTGCCAACAAATGCTCAAAGTTCTTGCGGTCAAAGTCGTAATGAAAATGCTCAACTTCGCGTGCGTACATGGCGTCCGCAAGTGTGTCGTATTTGTAATCAGTAGGGAGTTGTGTGTAGATCATATAATGTCCTGTTTAAACAGTGGTAAACGCAACGCCAGTGACAGAGCCCGCAACGTTCGTAACCGGATCGGCGAACTTAGTCCCAAAGCCAGAGCCAGACCACGGATAGGCGGTAACGTAGGGAAATGTATTGTGCCCTACGGCGATGGCATCAGCGGCAGGGCTGAAGGCTACGCTGAGGCCAGTGTCAGGCGGCAGCGTTGCAGGGTTAGCAAACTTAGTGCCGAAACCGGAACCGTTCCATGGGTAGGCGGTGACGAAAGGTGATGTGAGGTGCGCAACGGCGATAGCGTTACCCGCAGGACTGAACGCCACGCTTTGAACATTACCAGTGGGCAGCGTTGCCGGGTTGGCATATTTGGTTCCAAAGCCAGAGCCAACGGTCCACGGGTAGGCGGCGATGCGAGGTGATGTGTCGTGCCCTATGGCGATGGCATCAGCGGCAGGGCTGAAGGCTACGCTGCGGCCAACGCCAGTGGGTAGAGTAGCAGGGTTGCTATACTTGGTTCCAAAGCCAGTGCTGACGTTCCAAGGATAAGCGTTGACGTAAGGTGATGTGATGCTTGCTACAGCGATAGCATTTCCAGCAGGACTGAACGCCACGCCAAGGCTAGGGTCAACGGGCAGCGTTGCCGGGTTGGCATATTTGGTTCCAAAGCCAGAGACAGACCACCCGTAGGCGGTGATGTTGGGTGATGTCTCGTGCGCTACTGCGAGGGCATTACTGGCAGGACTGAAGGATACACCATAGGCTGCGCCAGTAGGCAGTGTTGCGGGGTTGCTATATTTGGTTCCAAAGCCTGCCCCGCTCCATGGGTAGGCGGTGACGTAAGGTGAGGAAGTGTGTGCTACCGCGATGGCGTTACCCGCAGGGCTGAAGGTTATATCTTCACTGGCGCCCGGTGGTAGTGTAGCTGGGTTAGAAAACTTAAGTCCAAAGCCAGTGCTTGCGCTCCAAGTATACGCGACAACAAATGGTGTTGAATTAGTTGATAGGGCTATAGCATTGCCAAAAGGCTGTCCGCTACCTGTTTGATATAGATAATTTGCCATCCACTTAGTCGCGGTAACTTTAATCGCCATTAAAGTGTTATTTTCAAAAACACTTAGCGACCCCGTTGTTCCGCCACCAAAAACAAGAGTATCACTATTTATAGTGACGCCAACGGCAGCACCCCCGTTCTCAACTGTAAACAGAACAACTGTTCCTATAGGAAACGGAACACTTGAGTTTGATGGAATAGTGTATGTACGGACAGTAGTGTCAGCAACTGGGTGGAATATTTGCTTGCCTGCGTCACCAATTACTAGCGTGTAGTTAGCGGATTGAATGTTTTGCGGATAGGCCACCGCGTTTGAAGGAAGCGCTGTGGATGCCCAGCTTGTGCCGTTGCTCGTAAGTACGTTACCCGCAGTGCCCGGTGAAGTTATCCCAGTGCCGCCATTAGCCGCAGGCAGCGTGCCAGAAACTTCAGACGCAAGCGCAACAGTACCGGCAGTCATAGCTGATGTGCCATTACCTTTAACCACGCCAGTAAGCGTAGTCGCACCAGTACCCCCATTAGCAACAGGCAGCGTACCCGTCATCCCACCAGTCGCCGTCAGCGTCCCAGCCACAGTGACGTTCGCACCATTAACGGTAATCCCAGTAACGCCGCCAGACTGCAGCTCCAGAACACCAGAACCGTCGCCAGTTACGACCGCGCCGCCAGAGGTGTTGCTTGCGTTGATGGTTGTTGGCATTGGTTATTCTCCGAGTGCGGTAATCTGCGCCTGAAGCGCTTGGAGCTGGGCGAGTAAGTCTTCTTTGGTGGGTGGCGCCGGTTCAGGTTCAGGTGCGGGCGGAGTAAGATTTTCTCCGTCCCAGAACCATCCGATCCCACCGATGTTGGCTTCAATTAAGCCCGGCATTACGTCTAAACTATCGACTTCAACAGTGTTTACAACAACACCATCTGCAATAACGTGCGCTATCATTATACTATTCCCATGATACGTAACTCGCCGCGTCCGCCCGCGCCACTACTAATACCCGTTGTTTGCCCTGCACCGCCGCCGCCGCCCGGAGCGCTTCCGGCGACGCCAGCCGTACCGCTAGCTTTCCCTCCGTTGCCACCAAAAACAGACACGCCGCCGTTGCCGCCGTCGCCGACACCCAAAAATGTACCTATAGAACCGCCGCCGCCGCCGCCGTAAAAACTAGGTCCACCGGCGTTAGCACTGGTGGAGGAGGTACAGCCGCCCCCAGAAGCGCCGCCAGCATAAGAACTTAATCCGACGCCAGTTACCCCATTCGAACCACCAAAACCAGAATTTCCGGTGCTGCTGACGTTGCCCGGAGTGCCCCCCGTAGCGCCGCTGGCTGCGGACAAAACGCCACCTCCGCCGCCACTAGTAGAGCTTGCGCCGCCGCCGCCGCCAAAAGCAGAAAATTTACCGTCAAAGGATGAAGTTCCACCCCCATTACCCGCTGCGTTAACCGCGCTAAGCCCGCCCGCGCCAATGGTTACAGTGCAAGACGCAGATAAAAACGCATTGCTCACTGAAAAAATGTTGCACGCGCCGCCGCCGCCGCCAGCAGGTTCGTTTAAGTTACCGCCAACGCCAGACCCACCTCCACCCCAAAGAGCCCCCGAAAAGCCGGTGTATCCGGGCGGTTTGGTAAATGTGCCGCTAGCAGTAAATACGCGATAAAAAGCATTTAGAACGATTGTTCTAAGCACAGTACCGTCACACTGAACCAGCCGACATTCGCCGGGGTACATAATATAGGTTGTCAGCCCGTCTATAGTTTCGGCGCCATCAGGGTCTAACGTAATGTCGCCTGTGCCACTATTACGGATGTAGCAAAACCAGCCGCTAGTTAATGTTGCCGCAGCCGCAAAGGTTTGCGAAAAAGTACCTGATGTAATATCAATTAAGTTTGAACGATTGGCTGCGCCAATTTGCGTATTGCTAGTACGCGCCACGCGAACAATTTCAGCGCCGGCAGGTGCTGCCGCGCTCGTCCATCCCGTCCCATTACTGGTCAACAGATTACCCGCAGTGCCCGGCGAAGTTAACCCAGTACCGCCATTTGCAGCCGCCACGTTACCAAACGCTAGCACCCCAGAAGCATTGGTCTGCAGCACCTGACCGCTAGTCCCATCAGCAGCCGGCAACGTAAACGTAGTATTCGCCGCCAACGTATTAGGAGCCTTCAAAGCCACATAGTTCACGCCATTAGCGGTAGCCTCAGGAAGCTGCAGCTCAGCGCCCGCGATAGCAGAAGCCGTGACCGCGAACGGCGTTACCTGCGAGACAGCCTTCGCCTGCGTAGAAGCGTCAGGAAACGTAATCCCAGTAGTGCCGTCAATGATCGTGCTCATATGGATTACTCCGTGGGTGTTTCTT